GAGGGAAGTGGTGGTGATGGTGTTGTCGCTGACGTTCAGAGAGATGGTGACGGGGTGATTGGTAGCAGTCATGGTATTTCTCCTTTGTTTCGGATTATTTAGGACGCAAAAAAGCCCTGGGTTGATCCACGCCCCGTCACCATCTCTCTGAACGTCAGCGACAACACCATCACCACCACTTCCCTCGATGTCGCCAGCCATTTCGGCAAACAGCACAAGCATGTTATCCAGGCTATCAAAGACCTTGAAGTCCCGGATGAATTCAACCGGCCGAATTTTCGGCCCGTTGAATATCAGGATGACAAAGGGGAAATGCGCCCCATGTACCTTCTCACCCGCGATGGCTTCACCCTCCTGGCGATGGGTTTCAACGGACGCCGGGCCATGATCTGGAAGGTGAAATACCTCCAGGCCTTCAATAAAATGGAAAACAAACTCCGGGAAGGCGAGGTTAATCTCCGCCAACTGCTGGCCGACATGGCCCGCTGCAACTATCTCTCGCCCAAGTTCTCCCGTCACCTGGCCCTGCGTTCGGTCGGCATTTCCCTCCATGATCTCCCCCGGATGTTGAAGATCAGGCGTGATCCGGCCTGTCGGGTTGACCGTGTTCTCCGTACCCTCGGGGTTGTCGACCTGCAGGTCAGCCTGGCGCTGCCGGATTTGACCGAAGTGTTCAAGGGGGTGTCTTCATGAGTTCCCCTTCCTCTCCAAATGTTCTTGATCTCCTGGACGAAGCCCTCGATCTTGCCGAATATCTTCTCTGGCAGAATCATTTCCAGTCCGTGGTTGCCGAAATCGGTTCCGCCGACTGGCTGGCCCCCAACGAAAGGGCCATGCTCGGGGAAACTCAGATACTGGTTTTGCTCCGGGATCAGCTTAAACAGGTGGTAAACCTCAGCGAAAATTAGAAAATCACCCATTTTAACCCGGCCGGGAGTCTTCTCCCGGCCTTTTTTTTCACTTTTTTGCCTTTTTTTTCATTTATTGCATTTTCTGTCTCATAGCGTCTCATGGCGTCTCACAGACTTCATTTTAATGTGCTAGGCTCTCTTTTATAGATAGGTTTTTGCCTACTTTACAGGGAGTGACCAGGTGAAACTGCCATCAAAACTCATCCTCGACTATGCCGAGCAGCTTTCCTTCCAGGAGCATTTCGTCCCTGAATGGGATAAAGGCGGCGATCAGGCATTGACTCTGCCGTCTCTGATTCTGGGGATCTGCCGGGTGGAATCAGACCTTGATTCCGATGCCGTTCGCTACGAGTCCGAATATCGCTGGTTCATCCCCCGGGAAGAACTCGAAAAAAATCAGGTTCCCGGCTCCTGCTCAAATGCTACCGAATCCGTCCTCCAGAAATGTTCCTACGGCCTTATGCAGATTATGGGGGCCACTGCCAGGGAGCTGAAATTCTCCGGCTGGCTCACCCGCCTCTGTGATCCGGTGGATGGCCTGCGTTGGGGAATCAAATACCTGGCCCGTCAGCATCGCCGCTTTTACCAGCGGCATGGCATTGACGGGGTTATTGCCGCTTACAATGCCGGTTCACCTCGCTATAAAGATGGTCGGCTGATAAATCAATCTTATGTCGAGCGAGTGAAAAAATATGGGAATCTATACGTAAAGAGCTAATCAACAGGAGGAAAATATGGAAATGAATACGAAAGAAGGAACACCGAAACGTGATGGTTCCGGCGGCGGAACCAGAAATAATCAGGGTCGCGGTGGCTGCCCTCCGGAGAAACAACCGAAATCCGGGAAGGGCAGTAATCGTAAATGAAAAAACAGGGGGGAAATATGAACACAATTAAAACCGGTTACAAAACCACCGAATTTTGGATCAGCCTGGCAACCGCTATTTGCGGCCTGCTGGTCACCCTGGGAGTCTTTGACGCCGGCCAGGCCAGTGATATCTCGGTAGCCATCGGCAAAATCGCCGGAGCGGTGATCCTGGCAATCTCTTCCGGAGCCTATGCCATCAGTCGGGCCAAAAGTAAAAATGGAAATGCCGCTGAATGATTAAAATCTACGTCGCTCAATACCGGGGGATTTCATTAACCTCGCGGTTGATCCGCTGGTACACCCGCTTTGCCTACAGCCACAGCGCCTACTATGACCCGGCAAAAGGCCGGGTCATTGAGGCGTGGGGCGGCGGGGTCCAGGAAGCAAAGCCGTTGGATCACCATACTGCCGGAACCCCCATCGAGTTGTTTTCCCTTGAGGTAACCAGGGAGCAGAAAGATGCCATTGAAGGTTTTTTAACCAGGCAGCTCGGCAAAAAATATGATTTTCCCGGAGTTTTCGGCTTTGTCCTCAAGAATCGCGACCGCAGCAATAAGTGGTTTTGTTCCGAGTTGGTTTTCGCCGCCTTTCTGATGGCCGATATCCCGTTGCTCAAAAGGATTGAGCCTGCCCGGGTCAGCCCCGGCATGCTGGGAGCCTCACCCCTGCTCAATTTTGAACGGTTGCTTTGATGGATGATGTTGATCGCGCCCAGGTAGTCAGTGACCTGTTCCTCGACCAGACATTGGAAAAAGCCAAAGGTCCGCAGACCAATGGTTCCGGAGCCGACTTTTGCATTGATTGCGGTGAGCCGATCCCCAAAGCCCGCCGGTTGGCGGTCCCGGGCTGCATCCGCTGTATCGACTGTCAGGAAGAATTTGAGGAGAGATAATGGATTTATCGCTAAATTCACTGACGGCAATAGTCAATATGCTCGGCCTGCCCGGATTGATTTTAATTATCTGGTATTTTGACAAAATTCGTTACGAAAAACACCGGGAGAGTTCAAAGGATGATTTGAATAAGGTGCTGGCTCAGTATCGGGAGGATATTTCCCAGATCCGCCAACTCTACGAAAGTAATGTTACTTTAGTGAAAAATTACGAGGAGGCAGTGCGCCGCTGGGAAAAACATGCCGACGAACTGACGAAGATAATCTATCTCAATACTCAAGTACAAACCACCCTGGTGGAAAATGTTACCAACAATATGTTCTGCCCGATCGTCAGGGAGCAGATGAAGACGGGGAAAATAAGGAATATCCATGAGTAATGAAATCCTGGCCATGAAGGGCAAACTTGCCGATCTGGAGCAACAGGACTACCGGCTGCGGCTGAAAGCCGAAGGGCTGAGTGATACCATCCGCCAGGGGCTTAATTATAACCTGGTACCGGTAAGCGAAATGGAGATTGCCCGGACGGCGGCGCTGATGGATGACCTGGTGGTCACCCAGGGGGAAATGCTGGCGGTCCGGCTGCAGATGGATCGGCTCAAACGGGAGCTGGGCAATGGCTAGAAAGGGTGAGCGCGGTATGTTGGAACCCCAGGCCGAGCGGTTGTTTGCCGATGGCAAGGGTGTGCCGGAGATCGCCTCCATTCTCCAGGTGTCGGAGACCACCCTTTACAAATGGAAATCAGACAGCCTGGTTCCCGGCGACGAGCTCGATGGCTGGGAAAAAACCCGGCTACAGAAGCGGAGTAACATCCTGCGATTGCGATCTCTGTTTGAACGGGAGCTGGGAGCGGCCGAGGAAACGCCGGAAGGCTTGATCACCGCCGCTTCCATTGATGCCCTGACTAAACTGGGAGCCCTGGTTCAGCGCTGGGAAGCGGTGGAGCGGGCGGCGGCGGACACCGAAAACCAGGTGGTGGAAATCGACCGGCCGACAATCTTTCTTGAAAATCTGGAATGGCTGGCCCTGCAACTGAAAGAATACGATCCCGAGGGGTTGAAAGCCCTGGGGAAAAACTTTGATTTTCTGATTATTAAATACAAGGCGGAGCATGAGAAGAAGGCCTAAACTTACCGAGCTCAGGTTCGACCGCTGGGCCGATGACCTGAAACAGTGGATTTCGGATTCGGTGTCACCTTTTGATAACGACACCCCTGAAAAACAAGCTGCCAGGATTGCCCGGGCCGAGCATGATCTGCTCTATTTCTGCAAGACCTATCTTCCCCATTACTTCCCGGCCGATTTCGGCGAATTTCACGAAGAGTGGGAAGATTTGAGCGAGATTCGCGATGAGTGTGTCTTTTGCGCCGCGCCCCGGGAACATGCCAAGTCAACCTTTTTCAGCTTCGCCATCCCGGTCCGCAACATCTGTTTCAAAAAACGCTGGTTTCAGCTGCTGATCTCCGACACCAATGATCAAGCCACCGGTTTCAGCCTGCCCATCCGCCTGGAGCTGGAAGAAAACCCACGGCTCAAACATGATTTCGGCAACCTGCGGGGGGGCACCTGGAAGGCCAACGATTTCACCACCGTTAACGGTGTTCGCACCCTGGCCCGGGGCCGGGGCGAAAAGGTCCGCGGCCTTAAAAACCGCCAACATCGACCCGATTTCGCGGTGGTTGATGATTTTGAAAATGACGTCAATGTTGAAAATCCGACACTGGTCAATAAAGGGATTAAATGGCTTAAACGGGCGGTGATCGGCTCGATGGGAGCCGGTTACACCTTTCTGATGATCGGCAACCTCTTTCATCCTAAAAGCGTTCTCTCCCAGTTCATTGCCGAAAAAGATGAAGACGGAAGCAAACTCTATGTAAGCCGGGTTTATCGGGCCTGGATCAAATACGGCAAACCGGATCAGCATCCCCTGTGGTCCGCCGCCTGGCCGCCGGAACGGCTGGAAAAGAAGCGCCGCCAGATGGGCAGCGTCGATTTTAATGCCGAAATGATGAACCTCACCGGCGCCGAAAACTCGCCCTTCCCGGAGAAATGGTTCGTTTTTTACGAGCCGGAGACTCTGCCGGAACCGTTGTCGATGGCCACTTTTACCGATCCGTCGGCCAAATCCGGGGAAGCCAATGATTACAAGGCAACCATTACCGTCGGCCTTGACCGAAAAAAGATGATCTTCTACGTCATGCACTCCTGGATCCGGCACGCCAGTCCCGGGGAAATGTTTCGAGAGAGTTATCACCGTTTTGACGAATACGGCGGCCAGGTAGGTATCGAGGAGAACATGCTCAAGGATTTTCTCCACGAGGCTATCCAGAATTATGCCAAAGAGGTGGGCCGTTATCTGCCCTGGCGGGCCATGCATCACAGCACCAATAAGGAGGCTCGGATCATCGGCACCCTCAGCTACCTGGTGGAATACGGCAAACTGCGGTTCCAAAAGGGACAGAGCGACCAGGATCTGCTGGTGGAACAACTGATCTATCTACTGAATAAAAACGTCAACGATGATGGTCCCGATGCCCTGGAAGGGGCGGTCACCATGCTTCAGGGCGGGCTCATAGCCTACGGCGGCAGTGATCCGGAAGGTTCCGGACGCCTGGCCCGCGAGGCGATTGCCGGCGGCCGGCAGCGACCGGGAACAATGGAAGAAGACCGGGAACAACCAGGGATGTTTCGCCGCCGATTGGGGGGACAACAACTGATGCGGAGGACGATCGGACGTGGGTAATCTACGACAAAAAATAGCTAAGTGGCTGGTCCCGGACCGGATGAGCGCCGACCAGGTGCAGGCCCTGGTAGATGAAAAAGTGCAGGAGGCCCGCATGGCTCGCCCCTGGTCGCTGGATGTGGACCCCCATAACGATGGTTATCGTCGCCTGAGTGACGGCCAGACTCAGGAGCGGCGTGATCTTTCGCCGATGAACCAGGATCTGATGCTTTCCCTGGCTTATTATCTCTATGATACCAGCGGCCTGGTGAAGCGCTTCGTCCGCGACACCAAAAACTTCATTCTCGGCGAAGGTATCAGTTACCGGGTGGACAACGATGAGCGGGGCGACGCCAAGAGTATCCTTGACGAGTTCTGGAATGATTCCATCAATTTGATGCCCATGCGGCTGGAAAAGCGGATCGAATTTCTCGGCCTTCTGGGCGAGCAGTGTTGGGCGGCAACCGTCAATCCTCATAACGGCCGGGTCTGGCTCAGCTATATCGATCCGGAGAATATTGCTACCGTGGTCCCGGTTAAAAATTTCGCCGAGATGGCCGGTGAAGTCCGGCTGCAAAATGCCGGGGGTTTGAGTTCCGGCCGCTTTTCGGTGGTTCGGGAAGAATTGGATCCCCGTAACAAACATTACGGCCGCCTGACCGGGGAATGCTTTTTCTTCGCCATTAACAACCCGCCAAACGGCAGCCGGGGACGCTCCGACATGATCCACCTCTTCGATTTTATCAACGGCTTTGAAGAGGGGCTGTTTGACGAGCTGGACCGGCTCAAGTTTATCAAAAGCTTTATCTGGGATGTGTCACTCGATGGCGCCAGCGAAGAAGACATCAAAGATTTTCTCGACAAAAATAAAAAACCGCCGAAGTCCGGCAGCCTCCGGGCACACAACGAGCGGGTCACCTGGACCGCCGTTGCTCCGGATCTCAAAATGGCCGACAATAAAAACTTTTTCGACTTGATGAAAACCTACCTGGCAGCCAGTATGAACCGCCCGGACTCATGGCTCGGCAGCGGCGGCAAGGCTTACCAAACCGAGGCCGACCTGATGGGGGAACCGACGTTTAAGGATCTCGGCAGCCGACAGCGCTACGTCAAGTATATGCTGGAATATGTCCTTAAGTTCGTTCTCGATCAGGCGATAATCCACGGCCGGCTCAAGGAAACCGAAAAAAAGCCCTACAAAATAACGGTGGAAATGCCCGAGATGTCCATCAAGGATGTCAAAAAAACAGTGGATGGCCTCTTTACTTTAGCCCAAAGCCTGATGATTGCCGAAACTCAAGGCTGGGTGACCACCGAAACGGCGGCAACTATCTATGCCAGTGTCGCCACCAATACCGGCGTCGAGATTTCGGCGGCCGAAGAAATTAAAAACACGGCTAAAAGCCTTAAAGATCAGGGTGGTGAGGATTACCGAGCTAGAGAGGCGCTAATCAGCGAGATAGCCGCCCGCATAGAGAGAAACCATGACCAGGCGTGAACAGGCATACAATCGCAAAGTCCAGGAGCTGATTGATCGGGCCGGACACCTGCGGCAACAAGAGGTGAAACGGGCCAGGGCTCTGTTGGAAACCGCCCGCAAAGAAATCGCTACTGCAGTAGCCGATACCGAATGGCAGGCCCATCGGCTGCATGAGCTGACCAACGCCGTGGAACAGGCTTTTGAGGGGTTTAAACAGCGCTATGACAGTGATTTATCGGCGGCCCTGGCCAATTCCTTTGAAGCCGGTATCGATATGGTGGACATGCCCCTGGCTGCCGCCGGTATCAAGATTGCCGCTGCCGAGTTATCCCTGACCGAACTGGAGATCATGCAGGGCTACAGCACCAGTCTGGTCAAGGGTTTGAGCGCCGATGCCGTAAAAAAAATCAATAGTGAACTTACCCTGGGACTCCTGGGGCGGAAAACCCCTTTTGAGGTGATGACGGCCATCGGCCGCAACCTCGATGACAAAAGTGTAATGAGCAGTATTTCGGCCCGGGCCCAGACCATTACCCGTACCGAAATGGCCCGGGTTCACAGTGCTTCCCGGGAAGCCCGAATTCAGGCCCTGGCTGAGGGGCAGACCGACCCGCCGGTGGAATGGAAGAAAAAATGGATCAGCTCATCGCGCCTCCATCCCCGGCTCAACCATGCCATGCTGGACGGTGTGATGGTTGGGATCGAGGAGGATTTTCCCGGTGGCATCCCCTATCCCCATGCCCCCGGGCTGCCGGCGGCAGAGGTAATCAATTGCGGCTGCACCCACGTGGCGGCCGCCGACTGGGATAAAATAGCCGAGGATTATGGCCGACAAATAGATCCGGTACCGGTTGAGGAACGAGCGGCTTAACTGACAGATAAACCAGAAAAAATGGAGGAGATTATGGCGGAAGATCAACAAACTCCGGAGCAGTTGCTTCAGGAGCAGCAAGACAAACAAGAGCAGGCCCTGGTGGATGATGCTTGCCGGGCTTATGGCATCAACAAGAAATATATCTTGGCCTCCCGGTTTGACCGGGCAACAAATACCATTACCCTGGTCACCGCCGGCGGTTCAAAGATTAGCTTTGCCAAGGGCGCCAAGGTGGAAAAACTGACCTCGGAAGCGGTAACCGGGATCAGCAAAAAACCCAAAAAAGTCCTTGTCGGGCTGAAAAAAGCCGAGAAAAAGGAGGCCTAGACGATGGTGCTCGATCTGACCAATCCGCCGACCTGGCTGAAAGATATGCCCCGTCCGGCGGTCCGGATCGCGGTTGAGGTTTTCAACGCCCTGGCCGCGGTCGGCCGTGATGAAGAGCAGGCCCGCCAGGCGGCCATGTCGGCGGTAGCCTTGAGTTTTGTCAAACTGGCGGACGGCACCTGGGAAGCCAGAACGGCCACCGGTACTGATCGACAACAGACCATCGGCTTTCGAGCCGCCAAAAAGCTGGATGAAAAGGGTCTGGTCTGGGAAGCGGTGCTCATCGCCCCGGGTCTCAGCCTCGGGCATCCCCGCTTCTATTGGAGTGATGAGCTGCTGGAAGCATCGGTCGGCGTCTTTGCCGGTGTCGATATCAACGCCTATGAGCTGACCGCTGATTTTTTCACTCACCTGCCGATCCCCGACGTCGGTCTACTGGAAGACGTCAAACGCTACCTGACCGCCAAAAAGGTCGGTTGGGTGGAGAAAACCTGGTGGGAGCCGGGCGTCGGCATTAAGGCGATTATCAACTTTCTGCCGGAACAGGCGGAGATCCCGCGGATTCTTAACCAGGGAATGGAACGGGGCAATAATGAGGTTTTAGGTCTGTCCATCGATACCCGCATCCAGGGGATGGAGGTGGTGGTTGATGAGTGGACGGTTATCTGGGTAAATAAAGTGATCTCGTGCAGCAGCGTCGATGTGGTTACCCACCCGGCTGCCGGGGGAAAATTCATTCGGGCCGTTGCCGGTCTGCAAACCAAGGAGGAGAAAATGGATAGAGAAAAATTGTTGACCATGATCGGCGAGCTGCGGCCGGATTTGCTGAAAGGCAAGGATCAGGCGGCGCTCAAGGATGATGAAGTGTTGGATCTGGCCCGGATGGCGATGACGCCGGAAAAAAAGGACCCGGAAAAGAAAGATCCGCAGGAAAAGGATCCCGATAACGGTGGGCAACGAGCCGCCCAGGGAATAACTTCGGAGGAAATGGCCAAAGCCATCGGGGAAGCCACCAAATCCCTGGAACAGCGGGCTGCCTGTGGCCGTCTGCTGGACAAAACCCTGGAAGATAGCGACTTGCCGGCCCCGGCGAGACAGCGAATCCAGACACATTTTGCCGACAAGATTTTCACCCCGGAGGAACTGACTGCCGAGATGAAGGGCGAAAAAGATTATCTGGCTTCCATGTCGGTTCACGGCCTGATGGAGGTGGGCGATCAGACCCGCTTTACCGGGGGCTTAGGGACCAGGGACAAGATTGAAATGGCCGTTGATCAGCTGTTTGAATTGACGGCTGATGATTACAAAGAGCTGGGTGAACTGAAGCGCCTGGACGGCCAGCCGTTTTTTGACAATATGCGGGCCGCTCAGGATTACAAGGATATTCCGGCCCTCTCCGGCCTGAACGAGCTGTATGTGCTGCTCACCGGTGACTCGGAAGTCCGGGGCGTTTTCGATCCTCAGGGGCTTCCGGCTGATCTGCGGGCCGCTCAGGCCATTACCAACTCAACCTTTTCTTATGTCGTCGGCAATACGATGGGCCGTCGGTTGGTGAAAGATTACAAAGCGGTTAATTTCGCTGAGGATCGGCTGATCTCAATCACCAAACCGGTGAAGGATTTCCGCGCCCAGGAAGCGGTTCTGATCGGCTATTTCGGCGATCTGGCCACGGTTGATCCCGAGAGTGCCGATTACCAGGAGATTGCCGCAGTCACCGATGAGGAAAGCACCTACACCATTGCTCAGAAGGGTAATCTTTTGACTATCACCCGAAAAATGATCCTCAACGATGATCTGTCGGTGATCAAACGGTTGGTCAGTCGCCTCGGCCGGGCCGCCCGCCGGACTCATGCCAAGTATGTCTGGGCCAACACTTCATCATCCTTGAGCGCCGCCTGATCCTTGCCTTTCAGCAAATCCGGCCGCAGCTCGCCGATC